CCGTATCTGTGGGTGGATATACATAATCTATACCATAAATCATAGCAGTAAATATGGTATTCATGTCTGTTTCTTTTTCTGTAAGTATATTTACCGCCCACCCCAATGCAATTTCATTAGTTACAGAATCAATATGAAGCATCTCATTGCTTTCTAAATCAGCAATTCTTGCATATGGACTAAACGTCACCCACTCATCTCTTGTTGCTGTTACGCTATCATCATCTGTTCTTGTAGCTGTTACTTTTACATGAACCTCTGTGATGACTTTTACGCCATGAACCAAATCAGCGTTTAATCTAAGAAACTCGTATTGATAATTAAATTCATGAACCATATTAGAATCCTGTTGTTACTGTCCAAGTATCTTGTGTTTCGCCAATCTTTAATATTGCACTTCTTGTGTTAAATGAAGTTGAGCTAGATGTTATTCTTAATGTAATAGTATCTCCATTACTAACTGTTCTTGAAGCGTTTGAATAAGCTCCGTTATTGACTTTAAACTCTGCACTGGTATGAGATCCTGTTGCAAGTTCAGCAGTTGCACTACTAAATGAGCCGCCAAGGGATTCAGTATTACTTGTAATAACTGTGTTTTTAACTACACCAAATTGATCTGTAAAGGTAAATTGTGCTGGAGCATTAACACCAAACTTAATAAATCTAGCTTCAACAAAATCTACATAAGCTGGGTTAGCATCACCCTGAGCATAGATAAAAAAGTTCAGCGTGCCACTGCCCTCATATCTGAATGCTAATGGTATATTAGTAGTATCAGCACCTGGAACCAATCTTGACTCACTAACAAGACCAGGTAGTTTTTCAATTCTGGGAGTTTTATATATTACATGAGAGGTTGATTCTGATAGCTCTGTAGTATCTCCTGTTGTTGATACATGGGTATTTACTTGGTTTGGTGCATTTGAAGTTGGGCTACCATTATTACCATAACTACCATCAGAAATCATAAAGTGAACAGTTTTAACCTGTCCTGTTCCACCCTTAGCTCTAACATATCCTTGATAAAAACCTGCTCCTGTTCCTATTTCAGCGACATGAGCATATCTAAAGTCATTGTAGTAAAAGCCACCCATAGTAGTTCCAGAAGTTTTAGCTCCTTTTGTTGGTAGAGCAAAGTTATCTGTATTTACATTGTCTACGGTTATGGTGTTTGCTGTTATCTTCCCGCCTTCAATAGTCGTGGTATTAGCATTAATATCTGCTGCCGATCCGCCTGCCTCGACTGGGGTAATAGTTAGTTTATTGGCAGAAATTGTACTTGTCTGTATGTTGCCACCGTGAATAGAGGTTTGTCCGTCTGTAGATAGATCACCCTCCACCACTAAACTGTTAGCAGTAATTAAACCGTTAACATCTATTCTTGCTGCATCAATAGTTCCAGCAGAAATTTTACCTGCATCTAGATTTGCTATCTTGGCATCATCAATAGCTGCGTCACCAATCTTTGCATTGGTAATAGTTCCGTTTTGAATAAAAGCATCAGACATATAAACGCCTGCTGGCACTGTTTCACCATTGACGGTTGTAGATGATGTTCTAACAATAAAAGGTATTGATGCATAAGCACCTGTTGGCGAAACAATTTGAAAGCTATCTGTTTGGAAAGTGACATCAACAACTCCTGTTCCAGCTGAGGCATTATTCTCAATAACCATGCCACCGATTCTTGGTGGGTTGCTTCCTGCTGCAACCTGTAATACATAAGCTGCTGCTGCATTACCTTCTATATCAGCAACAGATGAGGATAAAGATGTAACGCTTGCAGAAACCCCACTAACATCACTGGTAATTTGAGTTATAGCAGAAGCATTTGCTGTTATGTTTGTTCCCTGTTGATTAACAGAAGACTGTAAAGAACTGATAGCTGTAGACTGTCCAGATATATTATCCTCGTTATCTTCAATCCTAGAAGTTAAAGAGGTAATGCTGGTGTTTACAACATCTATAGCGTCATCATTTGCTGTGATCTGTGATTGCAGACTGGTAATACTAGATCCTAATCCAGTTATGTCACTATCATTACTAGTTACCGCAGTTTGTAATGCAGTAATTGATGAAGCTTGAGATGTTATAGTTCCTTCTGCTGAGGTAAGCCTACTATCTATTCCGCTTATTGCTGATGAATTTGCAGTAATATTTGTTTCGGCTGTACCTACATCTCCCTCTAAAGTTGTTAAATCGTTTTGTAGTGCTGTAATGCTGGATGATATGCTTGATATAGAATTTCCTTGCGTGGTTACAGTGGAGTCCAGTGTTGAAATGGCACTAGCGTTTGCGCTTACATTTGTATTTGTATTAGTAAGACTGTTTTGCAAAGATGTAATGCTCGTACTATTTGAACTAATATCTGTTCCCTGTTGAGACACCGTACTTTGTAAAGTAGATATTGCTGAAGAGTTTGATGCGATTGCCCCATCTCTTACTAGCTCCCATTCCCCTGATGTTATTTGATCTGCTGTTGCTGAAGCTGCTCTATATAATTTATTACTATCATTTGTGTCTATCCATAAATCACCTATAGCCGTGGCTGTAGGAACAGCATCTTGTGCAAATGTTTTTGTCCTGGTGTCTACTTCCCCCGAGAGCGTGTTAAGGGATGTTTGTAATGCTGTAACAGAAGTGGCTGAAGCTTTTGTAGTCAAATCACTTTCGTTTTGTGTAACCCTTGTATCTAATCCTGATATGGCTGAACTGTTTGAACTAATATTAGTATTAGCATTATTAACGGATGTTGTTAAAGAAGTAATAGAAGAGTTTATAGAAGTTATATCATTGTCATTTGCTGTTACTGATGACTGTAAAGCGGTTATAGCCGAACTGTTTGTGCTGATACTTCCTTGTGCTGTAGTTAAATCTGTATTTAATGTAGTTACATCAGATTGTATTGTTGTAATACTACTTTCTGTTGCAGTGACTCTTGTTGTTAATCCAGATATTGCAGTTGTATTAGAGGTTATGTTTCCCTCTGCTGTTGTTACATCTGACTCTAAAGCAGTTATATCTGTTTGAACTGTGGACAAAGTTCCATTTATTGTTGATATGCTGTTAGTAAGACCTGTAATAGATGTGGTATTTGCAGAAACATTGCTGTCAGTTGTGGCTAAGCTGTTAGTTAAACTTGTGACGCTTGATGTTACTGATGTTATATCACCATCATTTGCTGTTATTTGGGTTTGTAAATTGCTAACAGCAGTAGCTACGGTTGATGTGCCATTGTATCCAGTTAGTGTACTTTCAAGCTCTGTAATATCTGAGGTTATTGTTGATATATCAGACTCTGCTGTGGAGACCCTAGTAGTAAGTTGTGATAATCCTGTAGCGTTTGCTGCTAAACCTGTTGATGAGTCAGTAATTGCTGAGTTTAAAGTAGTAATATTTACAGATGTTGATATGTTAGCTTCATCACTTACTCCAGCTACTAATAAAATATTAGCTGCGTTTGACTCAATGGCTAATTCATTAGAATCAATCTGTGATTGTAATGTTGTATCTACCGAAGAGGCTGCACCCGAAGATGTGGTTGACCAAGCAGATCCTGTCCATATGTAAATTTGGTTGTTATTGTCTGTCTCAATCCAAATATCACCCTCTCTTAAAGATGTGCTGTCTGCTCTTTGTGTTGGTGCAGAGGCAGATCTTATTGTTCTTCCTGTTGCGGTTGTTAAAGAACTTAGGCTACTTGACAGACTTGTAATATCACCTGCTGCCGTGCTTGCTGTAGATTGTGCTGCTGTAGCGGCTGCTTGTGCGGTATCTACTGCTGTGTCTATAGATGTAACAGCATTTTGTAATGTAACTGTTTGCGAGTTTAGGTTTACTGTTATAGATGAATTTAATGTTGCCAGTCCTGGAAGATCTGCAATAACTTCTCCAAGAGATTGCATAATTGCACCAACATCAACTGCTGTAGAGGCACTAACTCCGTTTAAAGAATGAAAGCCACTCTTACGACCATCTGCACTTACGTTACGCAACCAATAGTATCTTGTAGTATTAATTCCAACTTGATGCACAAAGACAGATGCGGTTACAGATGCTAAAAATACTTTGGTTCCAAAAGTATCTGAGGTGTTTACCCAAACCTCTGTATGTGAATGACCTCTATATGTTGGATAATCCCAACCGACAATTATATTTTCAAAAGCTCCGTTAGCAGAAACTCCAGTCGGGACAGTGGGCTCATCGCCCTTTTTTTCGTCACCACCAATAATAACAAAATCACTGCCACCAGAAGAAAATGAAAAGTTTCTTTTAGCTATACCAGCATCAATAAGGTCTCTAAAGGTTACGGCTGAGTCTAGTTTATTTCCTTTTTCCCCTTTGAGCTGGGCAATAGAATCATTTATAGATGTAGCAAAACGCTTGCCTTCTGGGTCAAAGCTTCTTGGGACAACAAAGGTTCCCCTTGCTTTAGCCATTAGGTGATCTCCTGTGGACTTTCATAAACACAAACTTCATTAACAATATCAGTTCCTTCAAGTTGTATTTCAAAAGACTTAGCCCTGTATCCTCCTGGTAATCTAAATATTTCAGAATTAGTAACAGTCTGTGTGTGCTTAAGACTGCCATCGGCATAGAGTTTAAATGTTAAAGAGTTGTATGATTCTGCACTAACCTTTGCAACGCCAGGAGAGATAGGTCTATTAGTGTAAAACTCTTTTGATTTCCATGTATAAGTTCTTGCACTTGATCCTTGCACAAACTTTTTCAAAGTTCCGCCTATAACTAAATATAAAACATCTTCTTGTCTGTCATTAAATCCTGCTGTTGCATAAAAATCTAAATCTACAAATGCATTCTTTTGCCCTCTTGGATCAAATAAAAATCCTTTCTTGGTTGATGAGTTTGAGCCATCCCATGTAAATGCTATATATTTACCCTCATATTCGTATGCATCTATATTTGTTGGGTAATAGTCTTGCCACTGATCTCTAGTAAATATTTGTTCAGTAATTAACTGTATACCTGAATTAGATGCTAATACCAATCCATCTGGAGATGCATAAATAGCATATTCTCCCATATCTACCAATGATCTTTTACTACTGCATGGTAAGTTTGCGTCTATTTCAACCATAGCCATAGCACTAGGATCTGTTCCAGAAGCCATTAATGGTTTGCCCTTGGTTGTTACCAATAAGCCTGAAGCTATTGATGCTATAGCAACTATATCGTCTTTAGTTGTAAGTTGATTTGCTAAAGGGTAAGAGTGCGGTAAAAAAGCCTCACTAAATAATAATGTATTTCCAGCAAAGCCAGCAGTTATGCCGTTTGGCATGGTAGTGAGTCCTAGCATTGGTCCGTCTGGATGATCTGCTGAAGTATCATCTGGTGGTGCTAAGTTGTCTGCTGATTCTATTTCTTCCCCAAGCGAAGCGTCCAAGACTGAATCACTAACAGTGTGAGCTGTGGTTGTGCTTGAATCACCAACAAATCTAAATACACCGTTTACGTCTGTTCTATATATTCTTCTTTTAGCTATAGAATAATTACCTGAAGTTATTGCTGGAAGTTGCACAGCAACTGTAGATCCGTTTGCTGCATCTACAATATCGCTTGATGTTACTGGAGAGGGAGGACCCTCTTCACCAAAACTTGTTAGCTCTGTATATAAATATGCTCTAGAGCTTACTTCGGCTCCAGCATCTGCTGTTGAGTTGTCTACTGTAATACTGGTAATAGCTGCTGGGGCAGGTAAGCCAAGTCTAAAAGTTGCAGCTGGATAGGGACCAGACCCTGTAAATAAAGTAGAGCTATTCCCATACTTAGGAAAAGTACCATAACCAGTAAAATAAAATCTTCCATATTGATCCTCCTTAATTGGACTTGCAACAACATCTACTTCATCTGTAAATGTAAACCACTGATTTGAGGCTGCTTTGTAGATAGTTTTAGTAGTGCCTGTAATATTACTTGCTGGATGTGAACTTGGCTCAGAAGCGTCATTAACATCCACTGGCAAACCTTCAAGTCTCCCTGAATCTAAAAAAGCATTCTCTGTGCTTTGTGCCATATCTTCTGGCAAAAGTCTTGGAGAGATCTTTTTATTAAGTCCACTAAATGTTGTAAGTTTAAATCCAGCCACGCCTATTCCTTTTTATCGTTCGGTGTATGTGATGCACCAAAATAAAAAGATATCACAGCACTAGCCAAACCTCCTAAATATCCTAACACTAAATTAATTAATGCTTCTGAATTTTGCTCTGGTGGTTGCAGGGTAACTAAAAATATGTATCCCATAAATCCACCTAATGTCATTAAACCCATAAACCTTGTTGTCCAGTCTTTACTAAACTTAGTTCTTGCGTCTTGTATATCTTTTGTTTCTAATGCAAAAACATCTACCTCAAGCTCTTTCATTTTTAGCTCAAAGTCTTGCTCTGCTTTTTTTAGCTCTAACATTTGTTCTGGTGTTGCTGATTGTATTGCTTGGTTAATGGATTTAGGATCTGATTTACATCCTAATACCTGTGCAACTACTGATGCTGCTTGTCCACCTAACGGACCACCTAATGCTGAACCCAGTGTTGGAGCAATAGCACCAACCACATTCTTAATTAAATTAAATTTCATTTGCTATCCTCATATTGTGTAAATGGTCAAAGGCTTGCTTTTACCTTTAACACTAATCGGTTTTAATAATTTTAACTCAATTTGCGACTTATTTGCAGTGGATTCGCCTATCAATATATCTACGCCTACTTCTTTTGTTGCTGATTCAAGTCTTGCTGCCGTATTCACTGCATCACCTATAGCTGAATAATCAAACCTAGTATCACTACCCATATTACCAATAACAGCAGTTCCCGTATTTATACCTATGCCTATTTCAATACCAAGATTAGCAATTTTAATTTTATCTTGTATTTCTTTTGCACACAGAATAGCTGCCTGTTCGTGATCATGTATATCTATAGGTGCATTAAAGATTGCCATCATTGCATCACCAATATATTTATCTACCATGCCATCATAAAACTTAACTGCATTTGCTTGAATGGTTAAAGCCTTGTTCATAATATCTGTAACTTCTTCTGGGGATAGTTTCTCTGATAAATTTGTAAAGCCTCTTACGTCTGTAAATAGAAATGTGCAGTTTTTTTTCTCTCCCCCGAGTTTTAACAGGTCAGGATTGTTTTGTAATTGTTTAACTTGTCGTGGATCAAGATAATGTTCAAATTGTTTTTTAATCTCTTGACGCAATTTATATTGTTTTTGGTAGTTAATATAGTATGCAACAGTAGAAGTTATGATTTGAGAGATAAAAGTCCATGAAAAATCCAATAAAACGCCCTTCTGAACGCTAAAAACTCCTGAGAAGCCCGTGGTGAAGAGTAAAATTGTTACGATACCTAAACCCTTACCTATGCTAAGAAAATTAATTGTGAGCCATGTCAACGACACAAAAATTCCTAAAATTAAAATTTCAGCCGCAAGATGCCAATCTGGAATGTAAGGAGAGTTTTCTATAAGAATTGACTCAGATAATGCTGCTTGAATTTTATGTGGCTCTAATAATCCAGTCGGAGTTGCAATTTGTGGCATGATTCCGTTTGCGGTTATTCCAACAAAAACAAACTTACCCTGGACATTCAGTTCATCTAATGTGGTTTGTGGAGTGTTGACCCAACTAATCCATTTTCGACCTAAACTATCTGTCTTGACTGGTGGCAATCCTTTGACTCTAATTTCTTCTATCCCAAGATTATTTGTTTTAATTACATAAGTATCAGCACCAACCAATGACTTTAATACCTCTGTACCAAATGCGGGGACATATCCATCTGGTGTTTTTAATAATAAAGGGATTCTACGAACTAGGTTGTCAATATCGGTAGGTGCAGTTGCAATACCCTGTTGTACATAATTTCTAAGGTTGATAGTATTTTGAACTACACCTTGAGATAACATACCACCTTTTTCTTCACCCAGGATCACTGTACCAATTGTTTTTGGGTATATTTGATTTGGGGCTTCAAACATTGCCAATATTGATGTACCTTGTTGTAAAGACTCTGCAAATTCTTTATCTCCCCCGAGTCGATCAGGGTGAGGAAAAGATATAACCCATCCAACGCCTAACGCACCATTGCTTAATATTTCATTGTTAATCTCAGCAAGTCTTTGTCTTGGTAGAGGGTAGCCTCCCTCCTTATCTATAAACTCTTCATCAATGTTCAATATGGTGAAATATCCAGAAGGTTCTTGCTTTGGTATTAGATAGTCAAATATTTTAAGTTTTAATATTTCAGTTGGCGTACTTTGAAATATCAAAGGAGTTGATAGTATTGTTAATAATAGTAGTAATATTCTCATTAGTTGCTTTGGGTAATTTTTATCGTACCGCCCTCTCCTCCATTTATAGCTACCACTCTAGACACACCATCTTGGATAAAAATAACTGTGTATCCTTTATCAGAATCAATATCTACTCTTGCAGTATTGTTTACACTTCTTATTATAGTAAGCTTTTCTCCTGTCATATAGGTTGTGATCTGTGTATCTAGGTCTTGACCAAGTCTAGTTCCAACAATATTTAATGTGGTTGCATCTTGTGCTAACTGATCTTCCTCTTGAACTACCTCAAGCTCGTCTAATATATCTAACAAATCCTCAAGAAAATTTACATCTAACCAATTGTAGTCTAGCTCACTAAATTCAAGACTGTCCTCATCTAAGTAGTCTTTGTCTAGTTCCTCAAACTCTAAGTAATCTATATCCAATATATTACTTGACGCTTTTGTCGTTGCGTCTTCTGCCAATTCTGTGTTTTGTTTTGGAGGATTAACAATAAGCATATTGTCTATAATGTCTAAAGTTAAATCCAATATAACTGGCTTACTTGGTGGCTTTTCAAATACGTCTACAGTTGTAGCTTGATAGGGTTTGTTTAAAGTTACGGATCCTATTGCTGTGGTTACTATTATTTCCCCGCTAGCAACACCCAGCTCATTTGGCAAAAGTATGAGCAAGGATCTACCAACCTCATCTACAGTTACAGTAAAGTCAGTACCTCTTATAGCAATGTTAGCTGTAGGTGTTTTGAGATCTATATTATTTTTATCTATCTTATTTAAACTACCTGTAATAAATCTAGCTGTACCAAGACCAAAGGTGATAGCCATTTTGGATTTGCTGGGGTTGGGGTCAAAGATATACTCGTCAATAGTAAGTTGTGAATGTTCGGTTAGCTTTACTTTGGAGTCATCCAAGAATGTAATAGCCATCCTGCCATTGGTGGTTATAGCTTCATCGTTTTGTTGGATATTGAATTTTAGTTCAGCACTGTATGGCTGATCTCTTACTACTTGTGCAGATCCGTTTAACTCAGATATGTTTCCTACATCAACAGCTTGTTGTTGTTCCGCTATCGTTTTGAATGATACAGATATTAGAATTAGAAGCAGAGCTAGTAATTGATATCCAGTCTCTAGCCAATGTTGACTGTTGTTTAATGTTGAATGTATTTGAGCTGCCATCTAAATCCAAGTAAAAGTAACCAGCGTCTGAGGATGTTGATCCTCCATAGCCATTACCAAGAAAGTTAATTGTGTTACTGCTTCCATTAACATCTACATAGTTTGTAGCATTCTCATAGTCAATGTCAAAATCAAATGCGTTGGAATCTCCAGAGATAATCCAGTCCAGGTCAAGATAAGAAACATCATCATCTTCACCTGCTTTTAAATCAAAGGTGTTGCTACTACCAGTAACATCTATATTCATATTTACATAATCAGCAGTAATTAATCCTGTACTGTTTAACAGTAAATCAAATACATTAGAGTCACCATCAAACTCAAAGAAGCCTGTAAAGTTATCACCGTCTATAGCATCTGATCTAAATATATTGCTACCGCCTATTTGGTTAATATCAAGCGTCATTGAAATACCATCAAGGTCAAGTGCGGTCATGGTTCCAGAAACTGCTGAGGTTCCGCCAATTAAGTTAGATGAGCCTAACTGCTCTAAATCTATGGATGCACTGTTACCACTTTGATCAACATAGACCTCATTATCTGCAAAGATAGAAACACTAAATAACAAACCAATTAAAAACTTATTCTTCATTTATACTCCAGTAACCTTTTGTTGCTCCTTGTTTTATTGTTTCTAGGACTGCGGTTTCGATTGCTGTTTGTAATGCTATGTCTATAGATTCGTTTCTTACTAGACCGTTTTCTATTTCTACTAGCTCTGTTTGATTAGCTACAAAACGAAATACATCATTGTCTAAAGATGCACTTAATATTGTTTTAGTAACTAACACCTCAAGCAATACCTTGCCCGTAGTTACGGAAACAGTGCGAAGAGATATGGTGACTGTGTCTTGTTTATACTGCCTAGACATTCCTATGCCTAAGTATCTAGCACCAGCCCCTCCACTTTTAATGTTACTTTCGTAAGATATCACACCGCCTTGCATAATCAAGCCAGCAAACATTAGTGGTGGTAATTTTTTTTCCTCGTCAAAATCTTGCCGTGTACTTCTTATAATCTGTCGTTCTTTAGTTACATTATCTAAGCCAACACGCTCAACCACATCAAAGAATCCAAACTTATTAGACCCTGCGTGTTTTAACGCTCTAATTAAATATGCATCTGGTGCTTGAGTTACGGCAGAAGAAAATGTTGCATAAGAACTATTACTTCTTCGTTGTCCAGTTTGATCTGTAAAAGATGCTTGATAGATTGCAACTACTGGTTTTTGTTTACTAGCTAGTTCTATATTTGCCAGGCTTGGAACTAACAAGGATCCAATCTTTGCTGGTTCTGATTTTTGTATTGGTGGTAAATTGTTTTCTATCGGGTCGAACAGTAATGCACAACTAGAAAGAGAAGTCACCAAGAGGAAGTTGTATAATAGTTTCTGAACCATCGCTTGCAATTATTGTTAGTGTAATCATACCATCTTCAATAGTATAACTAATTGTATTTCCCTCTAAGTTAAAAGTGCCCTCTGTTGACTGGGTTTCTCCAAACATATTCTCTACTATCTGTCTGGATATCTGTGCATATATTCTTGACTCTAGGTTGCGAATAAATCTAGCTAAGGTTGTATTTTCTTTATCTCTCTCGAGTTGCTCCTGGATGGCTTTTAGTTCTTCCTTAACAGTTAATTTTCTTTGATACTCTTGCGAATCAATTGTTAAATAATGTGCGGATGTACCAATACCAGAAAATGAAGGTGACTTAAATTTATGCACCATTTCGTCTGCTTTTACATTCTGAACAAAAACCCCTACAAATAAAATTATTCCTATCAGGGATATAATCTTAATTATTAAATCTTTTTCTTTAGCTTCTTTAATCTCTTCTTTGGTCATCTCTATCCGCCTTAGCAATTTTGTTGCTATCTATCAATTGTGGGACACCAAGAATAGTTTTAATAAGAGTATCTTGTCTTATTATCTCATTGTCTAAACTTCGCACCCTATCAATCAATGCTACCAAAATACCATGCTGGGAATCAAGTTTAGTGCCTAAGCGTTCTTCTATAGCAGATATTTGTTCTGCTACTTTTTGATCAACGACATCTAGTTTATTTTCCATGCCGTCAACAATTCTCATGATTAGTTTATAGATAAACCAACCTAATCCGAATGCAGCTGCAACTGGAAAACCTAATTCAGTTATTATTGCAACCGCATCCATTTATTTACTTTTTAATTTTAAAATTCAGAGCAAGCAAATCAATATAACCAAACATTTTATTGATCCACTTATCGTCTTTTTCTGATGGTGTCCAAGCCGCAATAAGTGATGCACCTGTAACCACATAAGTAATAGTTGTTATTATATCTAATATAAAATCCATGTTTCACCTCCCGTGTAAAGGTATGATTGTATCATTTTGTTAACTAATCAACTAGATTAGTCCACATATATTCTTCTGCTTCTTCTAGTGTTGTAAAGGTTTGTATATCTTCCTCAGTGTTATTATCTACTATAGTAAAAGTAGTTTCATCGTGCTTGACAATAACATAGGGAACATTAGTTATAGGTCCTAAACTCATTATGGTCCTGCTGGTCCTTGTGTGCCTCTGGTTGCACTTAAAGATATAGTTTTAGAGCCACTGTCGTAACCCGTTGAATTTGGATAATAGGTTCCGCCTAAAGAAGCTCTCATGTAAAAAGTTACACTACCATTGACGTATCTAGTTCCGCTACCACTACTTACTGTTGCTAACCATTGCCATTGAGGAGAATAAGTGCTGGTACTTACAGTTGTCCAGGTGTTAGTGGTAGGACCTGATGTTGAGGCAGTGCCAGCTTGTCCAGAAGTAGTAGTGCTATACACTGCTTTTGCTTCAAAGGTAGCACTGTCTAGTCCTACATAGCCTTGATATGCATAAGAAAAAACCGCTGCTGCACCTGAATTAAAAGTGGTAAAACGGTGCTCTAATCTATCGTTAGCAGTGTCTACTTTTTGAGCGTAGTTACAACCTACTTGTGCGTAAAAGGAACTAGTATAACTTTGAAAGCCCCATGGACTTGGAGCTGTTGATATCCCTGATAAAGCCCAAGTGTTTAGTGATGCATCTTGTGCATTTCTAAATTCACCAATAGATATAGTGGTACCACTTGTTGTATTGATACCATCGCCACCATCATAAGTGGAATCTGGTGCTCCTATGCCTCTAACATCCGCATCATTTAAAGACACGGTGGTGCCAGATGTCCCGCCAACTTCTACATGAATAGCGTTTAAGCTGATGTTAGTTGTTGGCAGTGGCATTTATTTATGCCCAGATAGCACCACAAACAGTTTGCACTAAAGCGTCTTCACCTGATACATCTGTATCTGTTACTACTGGATTTTCTGGATCTGAATTATCTGTAGTTGTTTTAGATAAATGCTTTACTTGTGTTTGCACCACAGGTAATTCATCATCTTCTGAATCATCAAAAGTATTTTCATAAACTACCATTACTCTTGGATCTTCATCTTCAATACCAGGGTATACTTCTAGCCTTTGGACGGCACGGGTTTTTTCAATAGCCATTAGTTATTCTCCTTTAAAATTTTAATTTCTGACTTCATATATTCTATCTCTTTTTGTTGTTCTTTTATAGCTTCAATTAAAATAGGCACAAATTTGTCATAGTGTACTGCTTTCCATTTTTCATCAGGTAAATCTTTGTTATCTTCGTCTGTACCGCTTACAGGTCTTTCATATTCAAATACTAATTTATCTAAACCTGCTTCCTCTACCTCTTGAGCTATAACACCAAACTCTCTTTTATCCTGTTTATCTTCAGGTGCGTTTTCATTCCATGCAAATTCATATCCTGAAACAGATTTAATTTTGTCTATAGCATTATCAATCTTAACTATATCTTTCTTTAATCTTTTATCTGAGGCTGAACCATAAGCGGTTACGTTTCCTGTAGCTACAACATCACCTCTGAAGTAAGCTCCACCTTCAACCCAAAAATCCATTCTTCTATCGCTACTGGATGTTCCTGATGACATTCCAACAAAGTTAAGAGAATTAGACTGATGTTGACCTACTGATATTTGTCCTGAATTACTTTCTTTACCGCTATTGTTGCCCCCAAACTGTAATTCATTTGCACTTAAATACACATAAGTATCAGGGTTTGGGGCGTAGGTTGTATAGTTGGTTTTAAATTGTCCTGATGATGTAATGTTTACAATATTAACTAAGTTTCTTGAGGAATCTATTACTGTTGTTCCTGCATTAACTGAGCCTATGGCAACTGATTTACATATTGGAACAGCACCTTGTATAACAATTCCATAACTGCCACTATCTGAGCCATAATAATAAGCAGCACCATTCACGCCTGTTACAAGTGATGTTCCGCCAAATCCTTTTATTACAGTGGATTGACCGCTTCGCGCATGATATTCCAAAGCCCTAACAGTGCCATTAAATTCAGCACTACCTGAATTAGAAATAGAAGCAACATTGGTTGGGGTAGAATGATCTCTAAATATCCAACCCCTATTGCTACTATTATTCATTGTAAAATAGGTAGCCCAATCACCTGTAACAAAACCATGTGTTCCTGACCCTGAAGTTCCAGTAAACATAATTCCATAAGTGGGGTTTGTTGCTGGTCCATTATAAAGCGATAAACCATATTTTGTAGTGGATGAAGTATTCGCTAGACCAATGTTTGTAGCTGCACTTAAAGAGCCTGAAGATGTAATAGACCCACTAGAGATAGTTCCTATATTTGCAAGGTTACGAGAGGTATCTATAACTCCTGTTCCCAAAATAGAAAGAGCATAACCTGCTTGACTGACAGCAGCACTACTAAGATTTAAATGCCCACTACTATTTATATGTGCTCTATAACTAGATGCACCATTACCAAAAAATATGCCACCAGTACCTTCATAGAAATTAATATAAGTACCTGAAGTATCTTCAGAATCTATATGTAAATTTCCATTTGTGCATCTTAATGTGGCTTGCTTGTAAGCTGTAGAGCCAGTTAATACTAAAGTACCTGTATTAGTAGTGCTCAATGTTCCTAAGGTAACATTGCCTGTAGCATTAATAGCACCACTAGAGATAGTTCCTATATTGGTTAGGTTACGAGAGGAGTCTATTACTGTTGTTCCATTTATTTTAAAATCATGTCCACTTGTTAAATTTAAGTTAGTAGCAAATTCTGAATCTGCTGTACCAACTTTAAAATACGTAGTTGAAGCACCATCTTTGACTTTAAAGAAATTGTCTTGATTGTCTGTAGCAAGTTGCCAATTATGACTTCCTGTATCTTGTAAATTTATTACAGCACCACTAGCTGTTGCAACTGTTAGTCCTGTACTTGTTATCGCACCACTAGAGATAGTTCCTATGTTGGTTAAATTTCTTGAGGAATCTATTACTGTTTGTCCACCAACTCTATAACCACCTGCACGAACATTTACACCATAATCTACAGTATTATTGTCTCCAATTTGAAATGTATCAGTAAGACTTTCACCATTTTGTGGTTTGA